ACTGCTTTTGCTAAAAACGTAAAAGCACTAGAAGAAGCTGGGCTAAAAAACACAGCACTTGAATTAGCGACGAGAGAGCTTGCAAATGTTGTTGGGACGGACGGCGTAAACAGCCTTAAAGAGTTTAGTTCTGATACGGCTAAGTTGTCTGCAGAATTTGCAAAAGCAATGAGCATTATGCAGGTTGCTGTTGTAGAAACTATACAGACTTTTGGTTTATTAAAAGGTCTTTTAGGAGGACTAGAAGAAACTGTTCTTGAAGGCCAGATACAAAGAGAACTTAAGAAAGGAGGCCCAGACGCTGAAAGACTAAGAGCCTCAATGTCTAGGCCAGACGTAGGATTAGACGTAAAAACTGCCCTGACTGATCCGGCAAGTATTATATTTGGCAAGAAACCGCTAAATACAGCGAAAGATCCCAGATTTATAACGCCAGAAACTATAAAAATAATAAAACAGATAAATGTAGAGCGTGCTTTAAACAATACAAATGCAAGCCAAAATGCTCTTAAAGAAAAGAAAAATCTTGATCTGGCGAAGCAAAACATAGCTTCTTTCGAGCGTTCTTTAAAGCCAGGAAAGATATTAGAGCAATTTACAGATAAACAAAAAGAACAAGAGAAAGCGCAGCTAAACTTTGACGCACGCAGAAACGAAATTGTAGCTAACTATGAAAAAAGCATTGGCAACCTTCGTCGCAACATAGAAGGTCAAGTCTCGACTTTAAGGCTGCAAAATCTTCAAAAAGCAAACCAACTAGAAGATCAAAGGGCAGCTAATGCTTTAGCAGGTCTGCGTAATCAACAAGCTGCATCTAGCCTATTTACGGCTGGAGCGAGTGGCGTTGATCCAGCGTTGAGAGGTGATGCAGAAAGCCTTAAAAATGCTGCAAACGCTTACGAACTTAAAGTAGTTGAAGCCGAGCAAAAACGAGCCAAGCTCGAAAGAGATGCTGCCTTAACTTCCCAAGAGATCCAGTTTAGGGCAGACAAGTTTAAGCTCGACGTGGCGCGTCAAGCAGCCGAACTTGGCTTGAACGCTCAAAAGCAAATAGACCGCATTAACAAAACCATTGTTGAGCGTAACTCAAAATTTAATCTTGAAAAATTCCAAAACGAAGTCAAACTTGCTTCGTTGAGATATGCAGTACTAAGCGCAGAAATAAATTTTCAAGCTCAAAAGCTTAACGATCAACGAGCAACAGCTGTTGGTGATGAGTTCAATAGGCTTGACAGTCAAATTGGAGGTTTAAACAGACTTCAAACGGCTATAGAGGCCAATATAGAAACTCTTAAAAAAGTAAAACCCCCAGAATCATTGACTGAAGTCCAAGGTCTTGCTCAGGTTGGTGTTGACTTGACTGAGTACAACAAGCTGGTAGGTGTATCTATTGGTTTGCAGGATAAGCTGAAGCAGTCTCGTCTAGACGCTATAAGCGGCGATCTAGAGGCGGCAGGCCTGGACAGGCTAAAAGCTTCAGCAGATATTTTGATTCGAACTCGAAACCAAGCTGTAGATGCTTTAGCAGCAAGAAACATTGAACTTGATAAATCTGCTCGCTTATCTGAATTAACTGCTGAGCTGGGCAGCCAAGCTTTAGCTCAGGAAATAACAAATATAGAGTTTGCCACAAGCCTGCAAGAAAAGAGAATTGGGCTAGTTGAAGCGAATTTTGCCGCACAGCAAAGTGTTCTAGAAGCAAAAATAGCTGAGGGCACTGCCAATGAAACTGAAATAGCTCAACTAGAGCACATCGAAAAACTTTTAAGAGAAATAAACAAATTAAAGGGTATTGTTACAACTACTTCTGCGGAGCTTAAGAAGGGAGCAAAAGGCGAAATAGACCAATTTATACAACAATCAACTAATGAGTTAAATAATTTTCAAGCTTTAGCCGTGCGTGTATCTAAAGGCATAGGGGACGCAGTGGGTAATTCTTTAGCCAATGGCATTTCCGGTCTTATTGAAGGCAGCGCAACTGTCAAAGAAGTGTTTGCCGACATGCTTAAGAGTATTGGCCAGACGCTGGTTCAAGAGGGTACGAGGATGATTGCTACTTACATTGCGATCGGCATTGCGAAGGCATTTGCCGGAATGGGCCGCAGTGGTGGTGGAGGGGTAGGCAAATTGCCTGAAAATCCTCTTGATTCGTTTAGAGCAGCCGGGGTGCAAGGACCAATTTACGATTTTCAAGCTAAGGCAAACGGAGGTCCAGTCTTAGGCGGTCAGCCTTACATGGTTGGAGAGCGTGGCCCAGAGCTATTCGTTCCAGGGCAATCAGGCGGTGTAATGCGTAATGAGGACATGCGCTCCCTTATGGGTCGTTCTCCTGCTTCAGGAGGCGCACCATCCATGAACTTCAGCTTCGAGACAACCAGTATTGGTGGAACGGAGTATGTCAGCCGTGAGCAGCTCGAAGCAGCAATGGCCGTTACCCGTAAAGATGCTGCAAGAGACGGCGCAAAACGAGGTATGAACATGACCTTAGATAAGATGCAGCATAGTCCTGCAACCCGCCGCCGCGTAGGTATCTGATGGCACGTACATTCCCCTCGATGAAGCCGTCATCAAGAGATTTTCAAATGGGAGATTTTCCCGTTAAAACTTACAGAGCACTTTCAGGAGTAACAGTGCGACGTGTTTTCGGGAACAAACAGCTTGGTTATACGCTTAAGCTTGAATTTAAAAACATTGCAGACGGAGGCTCAGAGTTGCGCCGAGGCACAGGTAAAGCTACCGATATTGTTGATCATTACAATGATGCTAAAGGAACGGTTGAATTTTTTAATTTACCTGACGCCGTTTTTGCAGGGATGAACAATAGTCTTGAGGGCAAGCTTCAGCGTCCTTATAGTGACATCAAATGGCGTTATGCGGGGCCGCCTACAATTAAATCTGTTCACTCTGGCATTAGCACTGTTGGGGTTAGTCTTGTGGGAGAAATTGACATTTAATGAACCAAATTATCCGCATCTGTCAGTTCATCGACTTAAACCCTGTTGGGGCACCATTGCGCAGGCTTCAAAATTATTTCGTAGGCCAAGAAAAAGTCTTCGCTAGTAACAAGTACATTTTCGTACCATTTCAAATTGAAGGCGGTGTATCAAGCTTGAACGGCGACAACGAGCAAATACAACTTCTTTTTCCTGCGACTGAACTCGTGGTACGCATTGTCGAGGCAGGCGAAGGTAACCGAAAAAGCACATTAGCCGTCCACACCCGCTACATCACAGCAAATGACAATATCGCTAGCGGAAGCGGTTTTTCAAGTTATTTCATAGGTATTGGTGCTTCGTTTAGTGAAGACACGATGGAGCTACGCTTTCGTTCTGCATTGGATGGTATAACGCCAAATTTGCCCGCGCAAAGACTTACCGCGCAGAATGCAGGAATACTGCCTCTTGACTCCCAGCTCAGTTTTCGATGAACGACTTAATCGGCCTGGAGTATTGCTGGGGCGCTCATCCAAGTGATGGCCGTAACAAAACCGACTGTTTCCAACTGGTGTGCGAAATTCGTACCAGGCTTGGTCTTTCTGATTACAGCGAGAAGTTTTCTTGGGCGTACTGGCTGTACAACGAACAAACGCTAAGACCAACACGACTGGCACGCTGGTTAATTCACGAAGGTGAAAGGATTAAAGTACCAAGAGTTGGTGCGGTTGCATTGCTCGCAGAACCAGACAACGCAGCTCTCGGCACAGTGACAGACCAAGGTTTGATCTGCATTGCACCTGGCAGCCGAGTTGTCTGCATCCCTGTGGAGCGTGTAGGCGCACATTATTTCTGGGTTGACTGATGGATCGCAAGCTTCTTCCTTACGAGCATCAGCTAATTGAAGCCCTTGGTGTAACAAAAGAAAAGTATCTAAATTTTGTTGCAATTCAGCACGATTACCAGGATCCGAAAGCTGGCACGGCGCTTGACGTTAGGAACGATGCAGGGGTTACAGCAATCGTTTTAACGGTTGTTGGAATTTTATTCCAAGTTGGCGCAGCACTACTTACGCCAAAGCCTAAAATTCCTTCATTTGACAAGCAAGAAGGGAACCGCCGCAACAGTAGAGAAGCACGTTTTGCACCTACTTTTGGTTTTAACTCAGCCCAAGAACTAGCAGTTTATAACGATCCAGTAAACCTCGTTTACACCAACAAAAACCAAAACAGCAGAGGCGGTGTTCGGCTTGCTGGTGCGTTGGTGTGGTCAGAGCTGGAAAGTTATGGATCAGCACAATATATGACGTTGTTGCTTGCAATGGGCGCAAGTGCAATTGGAGATATTGAACCAGATCTTACGGCGTTCGGGCAGATCGCGATTAAAGATCTCGACCCTAGCTTAGTTTTGTTATTTTTTGATAACAACGGTTCGGGTCATGTCGAATTTAAAGATATTAGGTTTGGTGTTCCCGAAGGCAAAGAAAATAGTCCTATAACCACAAAGATTGCATTTTTACCCCCTTCTTTAAGAAAGGGCGTTCAAAATAAGACAAATGTCTGCCGTTTAAGAGCTGTAACTAGTTCAGCGCAAAAAGGGTTTAGCCAAGCTTATTCACCAACAACTGCCACTGCGTTTGGTGCGTATGATCCTATCCCGGTTTTTGTAAAGCTATTTAGTCGTGATGAAAAAGGGGATGTTGTAGACGCACCAATTAATGTAAGTATTATAGGAGATAGATACCCTAAAACCCGTTTCGATGTTGGCGACACGGTAAGTTTTCAATTTAAAGATAATAGAAGTGATGTTGGGGATGACGACGTGGCAGAAAACGCAGCGTCTTTACGTGAACAATATGTAGATACGTTAGATTACGGCGCGATATACATGCTAGGTAGCGCAAAATTTAGATTAAAATCAATCGCAGGCGACAATAGAAGCATCGCAGGCAGAAACGCTGTTTTTAATTTTGAATGTATTGAGGGCGGTCAAAGACCTTCAACAGACTATGGAAATGACGAATTAGTTGATCAACAACGGGTTAATTTTAGCGTCAAAACTTATATACGTTATCGCAACCTATTGCAAGGTAGCGTGAAGGAAAATGCCGACTTTGATATATCAGGGTTTGGGCTTAGCCACGATTTTAGTGGAACCAAAACTGTAAACTGGACTGATTTTAACGGCAACCAAAAAAGCAAAAAGTTATTAAAGAATGGTTCGATTAAGTTTTCTGAGAAACAACGCAGGCTAGAAGCAAATAGCAAGCCAAAACTAGACACAGCAGTAAAACGCAGACAAATACGCAGAGACCTAAGGCTTCAACAAGACCTTATCGAAGACATTCAAGAAGGCAAATACGATGTCTATAGTGATGCGCCAAATCAAACTGCGCTTGCAAGAACATTAAGCAACCGAATAAAGCAAGCCGCACGCAGGGATAAAAAGCTCAGGGCCCTTAGGCGGAAAAAAGAAAGGTTTATTAACGAAAAAGTAAAAGTAGAGCAAAGCAACAAAAACAAAAGACGCAAAAGAAAACTGTTGAACAATCTACAAAAACAAGTTGAATTAGTGCAAGAAGAGATTTCAAGAAGAGAGCTAAGAGTTACTAAAATACAAAGAAGACCTTTCATCAACCTGACCCGTGATGCAAAAGGTCAATACACGGCAATGGACGGCAAATCCTTTACTGCAGGCATTAGGGTTTTGTCAGAGCTACTTGAGGACAAAGAAATAGCAAGCGGTTTAACAACTGACCAAACAGGCGCCAACGCAATCAATACTTTTTACGAAGATCTTATCAATGAAAAAAATCAAGCTTTAGAGCAAATAAATTCTCTTACCGGTAACTGGGACGCAAGAGTAATAGACCAAACCCGCTTAGCCAGCAAAAACAAAGCGTTCTTTACTAAGTGTTTTGTCAAAGCTGAGTCAGCGTCATATGAAACCGTATCCGAAGTGGACCTAGTTAAATTTTCACTAAAAGCAACGCTTTACCGCCGTATTTCAGGCAGACAAAAGAAGTACGCAGAAGAAAAGGTAAAAAAATACAGCGCAAGTGATAACGGTTTAAAATCTAGAACCGGCTTCTTCCGCGTAAAATATAAGCGCGTGCAAGACAATTCCTACGACGTTTTCCCTGTAGTGTTTGCCGTTCGGCATGGAACGGAAAGTGCTTTTTACGGTCAGCTTAATTTTGAACCAAGCGCCAAGCGGCAAAGATGGCAGTTTAAGTTTGAACCTGTTTTTGACCTTATTGCAGAGATCCGCACCAACGGTCAAAAAGGTGTCGGTTTTATTGAAAGCGAAGGGAAGCCGCAGAGAGAAACAGAAAACAACGTTACCTGGACTTGGTTCGGCAGAAAAGCTTACGGGTTTAGCTTTGATGGATTTCCTGCAGCGTACGCAAGCTCGGAAAAGCCTCCTTTAACTTTTGAACACGACATGTTCTCAAACACGAGTGACACAGACGTTCAATTTAGTTTTAACAACGGACCAGAGTTTACATTAGCTGCTGTAACAGAGCAGCAAATTGCATCAGGCAGTACCGAGATTGAAGGCTATAAATACTCCACACTGTCAACCATGGCAATAATTGTGCGTGCAGGTAGAGGCATCGAAGACTTGCGCAACATAACTGCTTATGTAAAAAGAGGTAAAGGGTCTTATACCGTACCAAGGCGTGCAACACAGTCGTTCCTCTTAGATCAAGACAGCACCAGTTACGCACCTGACATCTTTGTTGACACGGTTGTAGACAAAATTAACGGCGTTGGTAAATACATTTCAAGCGCAGATGCCGTATTAGATAAACACGCTTTAATCCAATCAAAAAACTTCTGCAAAGCAAACTACTTGCCAACTGAAACTGGCGGGCCAATACAAATGTTTTTTGACGGAGTCATTGCGGACACTACTTCTTGGCGAGAATTTTGGATTTCAAACGCGCCTTTTAGTCTGCTTGAGTTTGTACGCAAAAACGGCAAAGAAGCACTGGTCCCAGCAATACCAACAAACTCAGCAGGACGAGCGGCTGAAAGCAATGGCAAGCCTGTGCCTCTTCAAATAAGCGCACTGTTCACCAGCGGGAACATTTTAGAAGGATCTTACAAAGAAGAGTTCTTGGACTACGGCCCAACTACTCAAGAGCTTGTCGCAACAATCGTTTATAGGGACACCACGGTCGAATCGGTATTTGACAAAAAAACAACTGTGCAGGTCAAGCTCAAAGGCACCAGCTCGGATGCCGTCAACGAAACTTTTGATGCCAGCGCATTCGTGACCCAGAAAGAGCAGGCAATCATGATTGGCAAGCTGCTGGTAAACCAACGCCGCCACATCCGGCGCGGCATCGAGTTCAAGACGTTTCCGTCACAAGACCCGTTAGAGCCTGGAGCGTTTATCTACGTTGACGTCGGCAACCAAAACTGGGACAGATACTCTTCAGGCGTTGTAATGGCTGGTGGTGCGTTGAACGTTCCACTGCAAGACACCGTGAGGAATGACCAGTATGACTTTTTGGTATTTGACCCAAAAACAGGCGCTACCGTAAAATTAAACAACAGGCAGGTTACTAACAAGACAGCTTCAAGCTTGGCTGCTTACAAGGGTTTCATGTTTGTAATGGGCCAAGAAAACCCTTCTAAGCGAGTTTTCCGTATTACAGAAGTGGCTTTAGACGAAGAAGGCGAAGTCTCGGTCAAGGCGATGGAGTACCCCTGCGACTCGGATTTAAGAGCCAAGGTGGCTGATTTCAGGAGCACTTTGTTTGAGGTAAGCTAAGATAAAAGCAATGTCCACTGCGTCTGATCATGGCTGGGTTTTACACAGGGCGATCCGGCTCTTTAAAAATTAAAAACAAGACAGTTGCCAAGATCCGCAATTGGTCGTTGGAATCCACGATGGAACTGCTTTCGACAAATTCGATTGACAGTAAGTACAACACGTTTACCCCTGGCGTGCTGAGTGCTACAGGAAGTGCAACACTGCTACTTTACAGATTAGACGGCGAAAGCACAGCAACTACTACTGACGCCTTTCAAGTTTTAATCGACAGTCAAATAATGAATACAGACTCTACTGGCGCGTCAGCATCTAATGCAAGACTTGCATTTGAGCTAAACGCATCAGGCGCTAACGCGGACGATATTAAATTTAACGGTTATATTACATCAGCATCTATGTCTGTCTCAACAGGCGAACTGAGTACAGTTTCAATTAACTTTACGGTTGACGGCGACTTTACAGAAATGTTTGTGCGTTCAGCATAAGTGGCATTTTTCCTAGGTAACTACGGTTCAGTCAACTTCAAGCGTGGCCCAGATGCAGAGCTTGGAACGTTAGCTGCTGCAATTGACCCAGACGATATTTCACTAACCCTTAACCGCGTTGGTTTTGAAAGAGCGTTAGACAACATTATTGTTGGTGACAAGATTGATTTACGCACAGACGACTCTCGTGGTCTGCTTTTTATTCCTGCATCCAACTGGTCTGCCAACCAAGTTGAGGATACTTTTACTTGCTTTGTCCACGTAAACGAAGCAGGCGGTCTGCGCTTATATCCAAGTTTTGTTGCAGCGGTAAATAACGATCGTTCACAAGAAATTGCACTACAAGCTTTTACTGGCGACCCGATCCAAGCTACTTTAAAATTACGCGATGTCGGCTCGACAAGGCTGGGCAACGTTACCGGTTATGAACTAAATGCATCTCGTGAAGCGATCGATACAACAACCCTTAGCGATTATTTTCGCAACCAATACAACGCAGGTTTACTTAGTGGCACTGGCCGCATGGACTGCGCGTTTGACTACACAAGCCTTGGAACGAATGAAGCACCTTTGAGTGTGATGCAGACGATACAACGCTTGGATCTTGGTTGTGCGTTCGATGCTTTTTTCTACCTTGTCGATTCAGAAATCACACCTGAAACAAAAACCGTTTTTTATAAGCTAACTGCAGTTATCACAAACGTTGGAGTAACCGTACCAGCAGACGGTGTTATCAATGCAACAATTGATTTCGTGTCTACAGGTGAGTTACGCCTAATTTTTGGTCGTCCGGCAGAGTACATCCTCAAGGAAGACGACGACCGGATCCGTAAAGAGCAGGATCTGAATTTCCTGTTGAAAGAGGTTACGGATTAAACTAAGCGCAAGTACCCCTGGCATAAGGAGCTGAGCCTTGGCTGACCAAAGAATTACGCAGCTTAACGAGCTGTCCAAGGCAGGGGTTGCAGCAATAGACGTTCTGCCCATTGCAGACATTAGCGGCTCAGAAACCAAGAAGGTTACGACAAAGAACCTGATTGACGCTGGTCTTGACCTGATTGATGTCAGCAGCATTGACCTAGACAAGCTTGATCAAAGCAGTACAACAAAGCTAGGCACTGCCTCAGTTGCTGACGATGCGATCACTTATGCCAAGATCCAAAACGTAAACACCGACCGAATCTTGGGTCGTGTTACTGCTGGCCAAGGCAGCATTGAAGAAATCATCTGCACTGCTGCAGGCCGCGCATTAATTGACGATACCGACGCCGCTGCTCAGCGCACGACACTCGGCCTTGGCACAATTGCTCTGCTTAATGCAGACGGTGCAACCCTTACAAACTTAACAATTACCAGTGGCGCAATCACTGGTATTACCGATCTAGCGATTGCAGACGGTGGTACGGGTGCAAGCAACGATGCAGCTGCACGCACCAACCTTGGTGTTGCGATTGGCAGTGATGTCCAAGCTTATGACGCGGGCCTGCAAAGTATTTCAGGTCTTACGACTGCAGCCGACCAAAGTATTTATTTAACTGCATCGGATACTTACGCAACATACGGTTTGAGCGCATATGGCCGATCACTTGTTGATGACGCGGACGCAGCAACTGCTAGGACAACACTCGGCCTTGGCGCTCTAGCAGTTTTAAGTACTGTCGATGCTTCAACAATCACTGACGGGTCTGTTGGAACGGCGGAGCTTGCAAACGGCTCAGTCACAGTCGGCAAACTTAGCTTAGTTGCCGGTGATCTTGCCGGAAATTTAATCGCTGCAGGCGGTATTTCTTCAACAGAGCTTGGCGATAATTCAGTCGCAACAGCCAAGGTCCAAGACGACGCCATCACACTTGCAAAGTTGCAGGATGCAACCACTACGGACATTTTTCTGGGTCGGTCAACAGCTGGCGCAGGAATTTATGAAGAAATTGCTTGTACTGCCGCAGGCCGCGCCATCATCGATGATGTCGATGCCGCAGCTCAACGAGTAACTCTGGGCCTTGGGACTATTGCAACTCAAGACGGAACGTTTAGCGGAACATTTGCTGGGACGCATTCGGGCACAAGTTCTGGTACTAACACCGGCGATCAAACAATTGAGCTGACGGGAGCCATTACTGGCACTGGCGTTGGGTCTTTTGCAACTACTCTTTCTTCAGGAATTGTTCAGACAAGCAATATTGCAGCAGATGCAGTCACTTATGACACGATGCAGGACACTACATCTGCGGATGTAATTCTGGGCCGTGCATCAGGTGGTTCGGGCACGATCGAACAAATTAGCTGCACTCCTGTTGGGCGTGCGTTAATTGCTGGTGCTGATATTGGGGCTCAGCGAACAACATTAGGGCTAGGAACATTAGCGACCCAAAGCGGCATTTTTAGCGGTACGCATTCAGGTACAAGTAGCAATACCAATACAGGTGATCAAATAATCACGTTAACTGGTCCGGTAACAGGAACTGGCACCGGATCGTTTGTTACTGCAATTACTGCAGCAGCTGTTGGGACTACTGAACTTGCCAGCGACAGCGTAACTTATGACAAAATTCAAGACACAACAGCCACTGATGTTCTATTAGGCCGAAGCACGGCTGGCGGTGGAACGGTAGAAGAAATCGCCTGTACTGCCGCAGGTCGTGCGCTTCTTGATGATGCAGATGCCGCAACTCAACGTGCCACCCTTGGCCTTGGTGACGTTGCGGTTGGCACTGGCACTTGGGTAGACGGCTCAAGTTTTAGTGGTGATTCGTCTGGCACTAATACAGGCGACCAAACTATTACTCTGACCGGTGACATCACTGGGAGCGGCACTGGCTCGTTTGAAACAACACTTGCTGTTGATTCAATCGTTCAAGAGAATCTTTCAGCATCTTCTGTAACAACCGCAAAAATTAATGATGATGCAGTTACTGGAGCCAAGTTAGACGACCAATCAACTTCAGTTGTTGCAAGTGCTGCACCATCTGGAACGGGTGCTTTTATTGGACAAGGCTGGTTTAACACCAGCGATGCAAAAAGTTATTGCTGGAACGGTACGACCTGGACTCAAAAAGCAGGTCTTAACGAGATCACAATTTCTGAAACAACGCCAATTGCAGTTGCAGTTAACTACCCAGATGCTTATACCGCAAACCTGACAATTACATATGACACGCAAGTTGCTAATTCATTTTTTGCGGGTCCAACGACTGGCGTTGATGCCGCT